CTCATAGCAGATAGAAGCAAGTGCATAACCTTTACAGCTTCGCCTTGGTGTTTACTTCTTATATTAATAATATCTAATAACTGACCACTCGTTAGTTTATCTGGCTTATGTTCCAAGTGGTATTCTGTACCATTGAGAAAGATCTTGTTTTTAATCCTAATTTTTTCCAGTAACCTAACATTAAATTCTCCTAATTCATCAACTATTTTTTTAAATTCAGACATCTTAATTTTAGATGCTTCTTCGTAGGTTATATTCTTTATTGCAGCTACTGAATAAATGTTCTGTTCTACCATAGACAAATTTTCGTCTATTGCGTTTATGTCTTGGTATTGACCAACGGTCAAATTATATAACGGTGTATTTGCCATATCCTTTCTTACTAAATTTATGCATTATTAAATATCTAAGAGCATCTATTGCGTGGTTATCTGAATCGATGGGAACATTTAGTGTAGTTCCATTTTTATCTACTTTCCACCTATACTGCTCAAGTTCTTTTATTAAATTGGTGCTTGACGAATTTACATTAATTTTATAACCTTTCAAAAGATTAATTCCAAACATTACTGAATCTTTGCCTTTTTTAACTCCATCTATTGTCCAATTTCTTCTCCTTAACTCTTCAATACTTTTTGGCTCTGCTGAATCTGCAACTATTAAAGCACCCTTGCTAACTCCAAGTGCTTCCATTCTATCGCTTATGTCTTGATTGGTTAATCCAGTTTCGTAGATTAGTTCCTTAATCCAAAGATCTCCATCTTGCATACGCACCTCTATTAGTGTGCTTGGATCATTTGAAAAACCAAAATCTATTCCATATCCTATTAGTTTCTTATCTTCAAAACTATCATTCACAACAAACCACTTCTTCAGTACAAGACCTTCTATCCTTCCAGTAATACCCCTTGCATATACTTTCCATAAACTTTCATCTCGTTCTTTTAATGCTTCTATTTTTTCTCGTATCTTATCATTAAGAAAAGGGTTATGCCTATGGTCTGAAATTATTAACTCTGTTGTATCTAATGGTATTATTTTCTCGTGTACCCAAAAGCTCGTATCTGGGTTGTAATCTATGTAAACTTGCTTTCTTGTTCTCAGAGATAACTGCTCATACATATTGTAAGGAATACCATTCGCTTCGTTTACAAATAGGTAATCTCGTTTACCAGATTTTGCATCTTGTTGGTTATCGTAAGAATTAAACTCCATTATGGACTTATTCTTAAACGTAAATATACGATCAGATCTGTTGTAATGAAATATCTGTTGCTTTATACTATCGTCTGAATTAACTATATCCAAAGCATCTCTAAATGCTCCTACCTTAAGGTTAGGTATATCTTGACCAACTATTGTTATTGTGCATTCTTCTTGTATTGCTTTTGTAAATAATACTTGTAAAATAGCATACGTTTTACCAGAAGATGTGCCACCTTGGTTTACTATCGTATCTGCATTACAATAATAGTTCTTTTGATATAGTACGCCAGTCTTAATCAACTATGTCTTTCTCGCTTGATGCTAATGGAACGCCAGTATCGATTATATTAATATCTAAACTCTTGTATGTAGTTTCTTGTTGGATTTCAGATCTTTCTACATATCCTCTATTCTTACCTTTAGTTTTCAGATAGAATATTGTAGCAGTAGTATTACCATCCATAATCTGCTTATGTAGTTGGCTTTCTGCAAAGTCTAATGTAATATTGGATATATCCTCTACCTTAGTTTTAAATTCTTCATCCTCTCTGCAATACTTGTAAAATGTTTCTCGACTACATCCAGCTGTCTTACAAGCAGTTGTCACAACACCTAACGCCTTTTCCAATGATTCGAGCAAATTTGCTTTTAATATGTCAGTTTTTGTCATTCTTGTATAATTTCTTCAGTTTTCTGGATTGTATCTCCTTAACTGCTTTTAGTTTAAATTTATCACTTTTTTTGTTCTCTATTTCATCCCAGTCAATATCTGTTCTTCTTTTTAGTTTATGCTTAAAATGTTTTTTCCAATCAACAAAATGGTGTGGTCTACCAAATCGTATTTTTGTTTCAGCGTATTGTGGCCATATCTCCTCTAAAGATCTTGCCTTTAGTATTTTCTTATCGTGGTCATTATTCTTGTACAGCTCGTCTTGGTTGCCACCTTTCATTTTAACAACCGTACTAACCTTATCTATTGTTAACGCACAAAATAATATAGTACACAGCCCAGAATCCAATACTTGCAAACATAAATCCACATCTTCGTTGTATTTCAATCTCCACCTAAAAGGCATATCATTACGCATTAACATAGCACTATAAGCGTGTGTATTAACGTAAAATGGTTTTCTACTGAAACTACCAACAAAGTATTGATAATTAAAGGCACTTATTCCTACATTGCTGTATCGGTCTGTAAACTCCTCTAATGATTGTATTGATTTTAATCCATCACATTTTATTTTATATCCTTTATTCAGCCTATAAAATCCTCTAATATTATCGTCAAATGTCCAATGCTTCTTGTGTCCATTCTTAATAGAATCCTCCCAAGCAAAGTTTCTGGCTGGATAACTACCCACTCCTAAGTTAGAAAAAGGCAAAGCCAATACATATTTAGCACCTAACGATTTGCAATAGTTGTCATATTCTTGTGGCTCAACTAAGATCTTAAAGTCGATACCAAACTTAATAAACATATTAGCTGTTAGTGGATTCTCCCACCTACCTTTAGATACTATATATACTGGATATTTTGTTGTCATTACTTTTTCATCATTGGTTTCTGTTTAAACGTTTTCCATATTTTAGATGGCTTAATTTCAGACTGCCCATTTTTGGTGTATTCAGTAAACCACTTAGGATATGTTTGGCATAAAGTTACGTTCATTTTTTTTCTGCCATTGTTTTTATAATCTGCTGAATTACAACCACCTTTTGTACTACCACTTTTTGGCTTTGTGAAACTATACTCGTTAAAAACCAAAGTAACATATTTCTCCATTAATAGTCTAACACTAAAGTCGACATCTTCAGAAGTATTTGGTTGGTATCTTGATTTTATGTTATTGTTAATTAACTGAAAGCAATATATCATTTTATTTAAGTCAATATTGTTCTTCTTAGAAAAAGCAAAGCCATCGTGTCCTAAACAGCCACCACCGTAGTTTACGCATTTGTCTGCTATTTTCTCAATACTAACAAGCATTTTTATTACATTTTTAATCTCGTAACGATCTCTCGTGCCTTTATGTTTATTGTTTGGTCTATAAAATAATTTTTTTACGTTATCATCTATTTGCCAATGCTTTTCATACCCTTGTTTTTTACTCCAATCAATACAAAAATTTCTAACGTAATAAACACCTTTATCGTTGGCTCCAATATTTACAACTTTATCTTTGCCAAATCTTTCTACATAGGCATCGTAATCTTGTGGCTCGACCATATAGAAGTATTTAACGCCATTAAGTTCAAACAGATTATGTGTTGTACATATATCTGACCTATCTTTTGAAATTATACAAATTGGATGTTTATTCATACTCCAAAGACGAAATATCGTTTCTACCCTCAAAAGGATAATTGGTACTCCAAGCACCACTTTGTTTTGTTATAAATTCCAACTCTTTCTCCTTAGCAAAATGTTCTCTATCATACTCATTATCAAAATGTATAATTATCCTAAGCGAATCCTCTTTTTGTTCAAACTCTGGCATACCTACCCACTCATCATCTTCAGTACCACTATTGACCATATCGACATCAGAATTAGCATCTAACTGCCATACATCCATACCCCACTCGCCAAGTAATTGACTATCCCACTCATTAGCTAACGAATCCCAATCCCATTCTCCAAAGCCTACATTATCCTTGATTATAAACTCTGCTTTCTGTTCTTCTGTTAGATCTTTGGCTTTTATAATTTCTACCTCTTTCACTCCTAAGTCTGTTAATGCTTTTAAACGCATATTGCCACCCAGTACAACCATATCATCATCAACAACTATTGGTCGTAATTTTAGCATCTCTGGAAAGTCTTGTATTGACTTCTTCAGTCTTTCAAATTTTTCGTCTCTAATAAATCTTGGATTCTTAGGGTTTGGTTTTAGATCTTTTAATTTTACTATCATTTTAAATATTTATCGTATAGTTTAACAACGTGTTTATATATGCACTTACCACAACTAACGTCTGGTCTATATCTAAAGTCCTCTTGGCATAGCTGTATAAATTCTTCTTGTAGTGGTTTACTTAATCGACCACCTTTTTGTTTTTGTATTGCTCGTATTTCTTTTTCCAATTCTTCTGTCATAGTGCTTGTAATCTTTTTTCGTTCTCTTTAGTTAAATCATATTTAATTGTAACATCTTCTTTTAGCTTCAGACCTAAATCAACTTGCATTGTATGATTACCCTTTATTTTCTTAATTGCAGCAACCCACTCATTATTATATACCTTTAAGCT